ATACTCTGGCCTTTTCTTTTATTTCTTCACAATTCTCCTGGTAGTGTTTCTTTTTCTGCGCTTTTATTTGAGCTTTGTGGCTCTGCTGGTATTGTTTATTGCGGAGCCTGGCGCATGGTTTACATATAAAAGCATAGCCGTCTTTGTTTCTCTTCTCTTTGCAGAATTCGCTGAGGGGCTTTTCTTCACCGCACTTTGTACATTTCTTTAAAGAGTCCATGCTACAAGTATAGTCCAAGGAATATCGCGGGTAAAATAAATTGAAGTTTTTTCTTTACTTCCCCACGCAAAGGTGTTGCTCACCGGGTAAAGGTGTAACTCCCCGCGAAAGGGTGTAGACCTAGTAAGGGGGTTATTAGGAAATCAAAATTGTAAAATAGCTTGATCAAATCGCAGGACCATAGAAACGTCTACAGGGTCTGAGACTGAGTAGTCCAGGTCGCCAAAATTGATGTCTTGGGGCCACGTACCAACAAGTTCCCAGTCCTCAACGACAGCGCCGACCGGGTCTAACAGCTTGATATTAATGGTCTTTTTATACATCTGCGCATAGCCCATACGCCCTGTGACATTTTCAAAATTGAGCCTAGACCACTCCATGACCTTCTGAGCTGCCGAAGGAGTAATGGGGTCGTACAGAGAAATGTTGATAGGAGCCCAGGTGCCTTTGCCACTTAAATATCTTTTCACATTCACGAAATCAATTACTGTCTCATCGAATGTAATCTGCGGTCGCGCACAGGTCTTCAAAGTAAAAGCATCGAGGCCATTCACTGCTAAAACCCAGCGATTCTTCCGCTTGGCTTCATAGCTGCTAGCCAGCATTTGTTGTATTTCAAGAATCTCGGAAATTTTACTACCCTCCGCTTATCCCTGACCCACTATCAGCTCAGGTTGCGAATTCTATAATTTGCTTCTTACAATAATTAGCTAGGGCAGTTAGTTTTAGCTCTGATCTTTTTATTTATCAGAACTGCAACACCTGATCCTTCTCAGCCAAATACCGGCTCGCTTACACATTTCTACTGCTTCAGTGCTGCGATACTCTTTGTCATAACAAATCTGCAAAACGCCACCCAAGTTGATCAAACGCTTCACACACATCTTACAGGGCATATGAGTTACGAATACAATTTTAAGAACGTCCCTTGAGGTATCACAATTGATAATCGCATTCTCTTCTGAGTGAAGGCATCCACAGTTCCCTTGCTCGTCGCTGTCACACTTATTATCAAAGCCAATAGCATTGCCGTTATATCCAATGGCAAGCACCTTCCTAAAGTCTTCTGTCGTGATAACTGTCCCAACCTTAAGCCTTGAGCAGGTAGAGCGAGCAGACAATTCATGTGCCAGTTTAAGGTAAATCTCTTCAAAACTTGGTCGAATAATTGACATTTTCTCTCCTAAATGATTCCCAGTTCTTTCAGCTTCTCTTTGTTCCACAGCTCGCTATTGGGGTATTCTTTGTGAAACCAGTCCCATTTCATCTTCCCCATTGGATAAAAGAAACCCTTGATCTCTATCCATAGGTCTTCATCTGGAAAGTAGAAATCAGGAGTGTAAACCCTACCGCAGGGCATTGGGAATGTTCTTGGCTGCCAGTCGTAATTGAATTTATTTTTGTTTAGGTATCCGACTGTTCTGACTTCGTAGGAGGCCCTACAGCAAACGTCTTCATCAGTGAGCCAATGCTTAAGAATTGTTATTTGGTTTTTGGCTTTAGCAGACCTCAGTGCCATGTCTCTATTTTGCATAGGATAGGAACAGCCATATCTCTCAATCATCGTATTGACTCTTCTCTTTTGAGAGCACGCAGGGCACCACTGCCCACTTTGGACACAATGATAGTTCATCAAAAAGGGTTCATGGTCTTCCTTACATTTCCATAGGTATTTTGTACTACAATCATATATATCTATCTTGGTAAGAAGCTTTCCTCCGTTCGCTTCTGCTGCCTTGTTGCACTTCTCTAAGGTAACTCCCGTGTTCATCTTACAGCAATATGGGCACCAGTCTCCGCTCTTAACCCTACCATAGGTCATTAAAAAGGGCTCATGTTTCTCTTTGCATTCCCATAGATATCTTGTTTTACAGTCATAAGAGTCCTCCTCAGAGAGGAATCGCCCTTCGTTCTCTTTTGCTACTTTATTGCACTTTTCTAGGCTAACCCTTGACCTCTCATCAAAACAGTGAGGGCACCAATGATTTTGTTTAACACAGCTGGTCGCCATCTCAAATATGTGACCGTTGGAACACTCCCACTCATACTTCGTCAAGCTGTCAAATATCTCAGGACTAGACAGGAACTTGCCGCCATTCTCTTCAGCCATGGCAAGACACTTCTCTAGATTTACTTTTTTTTCTTTCTTGTAACACACCGGACACCATGTCAGCCTCTTGATTCTGCAATGGTTGGCTGTCCATTGGTGCCCCTCAGAACATTCCCATAGATATTTATCATTTGATGTCTTGAAAACATCGGACAAAAATTTGCCTCCCCTAGACTTAGCTAGTTCGTGACAGTCCTCTATGGAGACAGGGTTCCGGGTTGGCCCGCTTATGTTCCCGTATTTTTCTAGGTTTCTCTTCTCTCTCTTTTCTTTCCCTTTCACTGGGTGCTCTGAGCCTTTACCTATAACATTTGTAGGCCAACCCCACCACTCTCCCAGCTCTTTATCTATAAATCGGCACTTGGTGTCCACGTTTTCATAAGTAGATTCATCTAGGGTTACCGTATCCCCGTGAACTTTTTTAATTCTTTCCCTTATCGTGCTCATCGGTATTCTACGAGCAGAGGGAGGTCTCTTAGATCTTCTCTTGGGATGAACAACCTGCCCGAGGGAAACCCTGTAAGCAACCCCTTCAAACTCTCCGAAGTCCTTATCTACGAAAATGCACCTGGTGTTTGAATTAATATAGGTGGACTCGTCTAGGGTCAAGGTATCTCCGTGATTCTCCTTGAGCCTTCTGTTAATCTCTTCAGCTGTGATTCGTTTACTCATTGTTCAATTTTACACAGAGAGACAGAGAAAGTAAAATCTCTCTGCTCTCTTTACTCTATTTGTGAAGCTTACTGGTCTTAGTCTTCGAACGAAGCACCTTGAGGCGAAATAATAAAGTCTATTGAGATTGCTTCAGCAGACGCTGTAGGAACCAAATAGATCTTACCGTGAAGCCTATTTCTGTCAATAAGCTCTGGTGGGGACGTAGTTTCGTCCATTATAACTTTGAAGGTTTGAATACCATTCTTAATTTGTATGTCACTTAGTATTGGATTTACTAATTGGCTGAACCTTGTCATGGTGGACCCATTAGCTTGTTCGAACACAAGGAACTTGACAGCTGAAGAAACCAGCTTCTTAGCATGAATCATCAGCCTTCTGACATTAATTCTGTCAAGAGCAGACTCTTTAATCTGCATGGTTTTCTGACCCCAGATAACACCCTGAGGAACATCAGGGAATCGCGCAATGGGATTAACTCTGTTCTCGTAGAGGCTGTCTCTCTCTGTCTTGTTCAATTGATCAACGATTCCGAGGACTGAAAACCCGATAGAATCAGAATTTAGCCCAGCTCTATTCAAGCCAGCAGGAGCGTACCAAGGATAAGCAACACGGTCATTGTAAGCAATACACCCTAGCGCCGCAATGGAAGCAGGCAGTGTCTTCACTACGTTGTTGACATCGTCCCAAACCTTAACATCGGGATAATATGTTGCGCAATAATTGTTGTCAAACCCTCTTCCTCTGACTTCACTGACAACCGCAGTCGTGGTAGAGCCAGTCACATCAAACGGATAGAAAACATCAGCTCGCGCTGTCATCTTGTCAATACCGTAATCAACAACTTTGCTACTGTTCACACCGGGGATACTGAGAATATTGATGTCAATAAAATCAGGATCTTTTATTATGTCTACGCCTTGCCGGAAAGCCTGAGTTGCAAGCTGACTAACAGTAGCCATCTGCGCAGCGTTGGCCACGGGGTCAGAAATTCGTCTGTCAAACCCATCTGTTCCGAAAGCGATAGGCACCGTGAACTTAGCTAAATCACTTGCGATCACTGTAGCGGAAGTAGTCTCTCCGGGAGCCTTACGTGTCGATACGGGATTCGCAGTGTTGTACGTTAACGTTCCAAGTGAGGTTCCTGCAATATTGTACATTGAGAAATCAGGATCTGACCCTGTCATGGTCGGAAGCCAGGTCAATCTCGCAGCAACATTCCCGGAAAGCTCTGTTTCCATTCCCCAATAAACATTATCTTTTGCTTCACTCTGCGTTGCTTTGTCTTTCAGATCGGCAACATAAGGAAGCTGAACGAATGATTCAAGGTCAGTAACGTGAATATCAGGCTTAGGCAAGCCTCTGAAGCCCCAAGGGAGAGCCGCAGGAGGGATAGACCCAGTTGCCATTTCCACGTAGACCAGCACTGATCCATTCGGGAAATCTCCGTGCTCCACCATCTTGTCTCTGCTGGTGTCGTACTTCAAGAATCTTGTGCCTATTGTTCTGGCAATGTAGTTAGGATCAGCAGGGTCCATTGAAAGATTGGGGATCGTTTGAACCGCTACACTTGATGCATCTTTGTTAGCAAAGTCTCTGACCTCAAGGTCAAACTTGCCATATTCGGAAACAGAAGGAGCAACAGATGTTCTGATATTTTTGACAGAAATCTTGAATCGTCCATTCTCTGCTTCCCCGTGACCTATCGTGTGGAGACGGAAAAGATTGTACTCTTCTGACCCACCGAACAGCTGTGACTTAATCCAGGGAGTTGAGCCACTGTTGTAGCCGCGAACGAAATTTGTAAGGTCAACACTCGAAGACGCAAACTCAGCGTTGCCATTCCCACCAAGTTTCGGGAACGCATAATTGTAAATGTCTCTTACATAGTATCCCTTCTCTGCAAAAAGAGTAGGATCAGTGTTCAGAACCTTTCCAATATAATTGTCACTTGAAGTCAGGAAAGAAGCAGTGACTTCAATAATGGTCGTTACACTGTCTTTGCTGATCACTTCAATGTAAAATTCATCATCGACCAGGTCAGTTATGATAATGTCGTGAGAACCCGTGACTTCCATCATGGCCATGTTGTGAGCCACGGAACCAGTGAGGGCATTAATCATCCAGGTCTCTTCTGCAGTGTACCCAGCAGCAACAGTAGCCCCGTTCACTGTCCGACCCTCAGGTCCAAGAACACGAACGATGTTAGCGGAGCCTGCATTTTTCAGGTAAGCTCTGGCAGCATAGCCGAGGTTGTGATCCTCGTCGAGGTCGCCGAAGAAGTTGACAAACTCAGAGAAATTGGTGACAGTAATAGGAACAAAGGCAGGGCCCTTAGCTGACGTGCCGATAATCGAAGCGCCAATCTGACCGACTCCCGGTCCTAAGAAAGAAGAATCGACTTCGTTGGTAAACACACCGGGAGAAACAAAACTTTTAGCCATTTTTAAATGGTCTCCTTAGAAAAGACGCAGAAATATTACACTAATAATTAGGAGTAATTACATCAAAAGATAAATTTTACCCGAAAATCTTGGTGAAATCTTCCAGAGAAACGACATTCTCTGACAAAGAAACATCGATAGAATTCTGAGATTTCAGAACGATGTTCTTCCCTGTTGAACCTTCTTCTCCTCTGTCCTTCCCGTAGGACAATGGCTCGTCTTTAGGGTCCAATATCAGGTATACAGGGGACTTAATACCGTAAGTATACTTCAAAATTCTTTCCTGATCGGTTATGTCTTCTTCGTTTCCTTGGGGAGTTATGTTCCCATCTCTGAACCCAACAAAGTAGTAACCGTCGCCTTTAGGAAGCTTGCCATTGTAATCAACTGGCATTACGAACGAGTCTCTGTGATCGTATTTATAAACTATTTTTTCTAGTATCTCGTTCATCTGCGTCTGATACTGTGCCCAAATTGAAATTTCATAATAGATTGTTGCGAAATCAGGGTAGGGAATTGTGAGATACTCAACAACAGGTTCTTTCTTTGTTGACGGAAAGCCCTTCACTCGACGGGCATTTGTCATGTTCTGAATGTTGGACGTCTTTGGATGGATAGTTTTTGTAACGACAATCGATGGCACTTCCTGAGCCAGTCCACCAAACCCAGGCTCTCTATCGATGTCTGACCTCTTTATTGAAACGATAGGAAGAATCAGTGTCCCGTTCTTGTCCCTGAACTTATTTTTTCGAATCAAGGCCCATCTCTCACCAGTTGCGTACATGATGGCAACCTTCTCTCTTCCTCTCTGAACATCAACTCTCAGGTCAAGAACCTTGTCAAAGTAATCGAAAACAGCTTGGTCAACTGTTTCAATTGTGACAGGCTTTATTTCATACCGGCCCTTCTTGTCGTTGTATCTGTTATTCATTGGCCTTGATGAATTCCTTAAGAGCTGTAGCTGTGGTTGCAACGATCAAGTGTATGTAATCTCCTTTATTTGTCACAACCCCTATCACCTGTCCTTTGTCATCGAAAACTGGACTGCCGCTGTTTCCACCTGTGCAAGGAGCAGACATTAACAATCTTTGGTCAAGGAGATTATC